TATGGATACCTTAATTCGATTTTTTATATTCATGTTATTAATATATTATTTTATAATATAATAGGTAATCCTTACTCCAAAGAGTTTCGGATTTGAATTCTATGAATAAAGTTATAGAGTGTTTTACGTGACACCTTTAACCTTTTACTAATGTATATCCTACTATTACCTAAACTCAATAACCTATTTAATCTTCTCAATTTTCTATCAGAAATTTTAAAGTTCTCCCAATTAGGATTTTGAATAGTTTTAAATGATTTCCTTCTCTGTTCGAAAATCATTTGTTGTATATTCATACTATGTGTACCCCATTGAAGATTCCTATAATGGTTATTTAAAGGATTATTATCTAAGTGCATTACTTCATTAAACTTAGAAGGATTAGGATTATATACATATACTAAAGCTACCAACCTACTAATACTCAAATTATAACCTCTACCGTCCTTATAAAGTTTTACCTTAACTCTGGCCTTTTTCGAAAGCCTTAGTTTATGCCATTTACCAAACTTATAAGGAGATCTTTCTATCCGTCTTGAATATAATTTTCCATCTCTAGTAATATGGTAACCTATAAAACCTGGTACATTATCTTCCATCATAATGAGTTTTTAAGTTTAATTAATCCCTGATAGGTAGCATATCTAGTTTCATAAACTTTTTTAAGAACGGCTTTCCTACCTAAATCGTTTACATCCCTATTATCCTCAAAAAGAACTAACTTCACTTTCTTGTATTGTATAAGTTTCAATGCCAATTCTATAGCATACTTTTGAGCATCAAAATCTAATAGAATTATATACCGTTGACAAGGTGCTTTTATTAATTCGTTTAGTTGATATTTAGATACAACTTTGCCCATTGTGGCAATTCCTCTATCGCCCATTGTGAGAGCATTAAGTGCTCCCTCGCAAATGAATACCGACCGGTACATTTCCAATGCGTCATGATTAAAGATGATAAATTGTTTGCCAAGGCCTGTGATATCTTTATCGGGATTATTATACCTGGGACCTTTTCCGATAACGTTCCGAGCATTGTAATATTTAAGTTGTCCTTGATAATAGAACGGGATGATGAGGTACCCATATGTCGTACCCATTGTTCCATATCCGATACCACATCTTGAAAACTTCTCGATGTTGAAGCCACGTTTCTTGATATATCCCCTAATACTTTTTGCAAGTTGGCTGTCTCCGAGCGAAATATTTCTAAATCCATCTGGGAGATATACGGGCTTACTTTCGGCAAGTTCGATTTTCTCTTCCTTAAACTGTAGTTCATCAAATTGTCCATTGTTCAAAAAGTTAATTAGTTCATGGTATTCTGTAAATCCCTCTATATCCATTATCAGTTGAGCAGGAGAGGGATGAGCATTACATCGAAAACAATTAGTTCGATACATGGAAAGATTAACCCCCAACTTCTGTTCTCTCCCGCAATATGGGCAAGTTGGTATACGCATCCAGCCTCTTCGATATTCAAAAGCACCTAACCTCTTGATAAAATAGGTTTTTAACTGGGATTTAAATTTATTAGTAATTTTCATGGTCTCTAATTGCTTTACGAATTACTTTTCGTATTTTCTTTAAATCCTCAACATCTAGATTACTAATGGAAGTCGTTTGCCAACCATTATGGGATATTTCTAAAACTACCCCATCAGTCCATCTGTCTTTTACTATTTCTATTTTCTTTGTTTTCATATCTTTTCTTCCCACATCTCATACAGTAATATTTTACATATCGTTTCTCATAATACTGGGCTTTTCTTCTCCCACCTTCCTTAGAAAAGATTGCCCTACGAGGTCTCTGTTTAAACTCAGACCAATGAACAGCTACCCATTCATGATATCCAAGCTTACATTTAAATGTCTCCAGTAGTCCTTTCCCTTTTCTTAGAATCCGCATCTGGATTAGTGCTCTTCTTAAATTGTTCATCCAATTTTTTACCATATACCTCATCATATTGTTTACGTTGTTCTCTTGTAAATTCTGTACATCTTTGTCTTTCAACATCACATTTAAATAAGGCTCTACCTGAAGAAAGACCGTCCCTTTGTACTACCATCTCAACTCGAAGTATATTATCTTTTTCTTCTTGCTCGGTAGAATTAAGACCCACAATAACTTGAGCATTACGAACAATAGCAATTGAACCAGAGATATCATTTTCATCATATCTAGTAAGTCTATGCTTCTTACCTTCACGAGTAATATGATGTGCAGTCCATATGATATCAAGATGTAACTCTTCTGCCAAGTTTTGCAAATCTACATATACATTAGAAATCCTTTCGAAATCCTCTCGGTCTCCAGCTATTGAGGCAAGCTTACCTGCATAATCTACCATTAATACTCTAATATCGATGCCTTGATTACGCAATTGAACTATCCTCTCTTTTATGTAAGTTGTATTAGTAATCATTGCAGGTACCCTCTCAACCACCAATTCAACCCCAAATCTTGCAAGCTTTCTTAAATGTTTAGCTTCAAGTTTATCATACTCACCTGAGTATAATTCCTTTTTGGTTTTATTGATACTAGATTGAATAAATCTGTCCATGATTTGGTCTTTACCATTCTCGGTATCTACGTATAATACGGATTTCTTCATTCGAAGATAACCTCGGGCAAGGTTTACCATGAAGAAAGTTTTCTTTGCTTTAGGTTTATCCAATATTACATTAATAGAATGTTCGGGATAACCTCCTGCATTAGTAAGGTCATTTAATTGCCTAAAGGGACAGGGTATTACCGAGGGTTCTGATTGTCTTTTAAACTGTCTCTCTGTAATATCTCGAATCATGTATATAGGTTCGTCCTCTTTCTTTGGTTTACTTTTCTGAAGTACTTTTTCAATCTTCCTTGAATACTCTTCATATTGTTCGAAGTTATCTAAATCAAAAGAGTCATTCAGGTTCTTCATTTCAACATAGGTAGAGAACTGGTAAATCTTTTCCTTGATATAATCTGCATCCGATAAGGGAATGTGATATAAATTGCTTATTAACTTATTGATATTAGGGATGTCATTCTTAGTTACCAAATCAATGTATGCCTTTGATTCTAGCAATTCTTTTAATACTTCTTTTAATACATTCTCTGAAGGCATCTTACCTTGCTTCTTAAAGTATTTTGATATACCCTCAAATATAAGGGCATGCTCAATAAGAACCAGGTAATTAGCTTTAATCCTTTTTAGGACTAAACCTCCTTCCTTATCTCTTAAAACAAACCGGAGTATCTCAAGTTGGAAATCCGGTGTGAAACTAAATTTGATGTTGTCTTTAAATTTCTTCATTTCTATATTGCAATATTATATAAACTAATAGATTTTGATAGTACCGAGATAGTTCTGAGTATGTTGACAACTAACTAGAAACTACTAATCCACTACCTTAAGCTCCCGAATATTTAATATTATTATTTTATATAAGAAAAAATACTTATATTTGCATAACGAATATTTAAAAACATGGGAAAAAGTAAAGGAAATAATGGCTCAGAGCTTCATCGATTAAAACCTATGCAAGAATATGATGAAGCTACTTTCAATAGACTTTATAAAGTCTGTAAGCCAGTGATTAGGAATCTTACCAGACAGATTAATTATAAAAGATTTAATCTTACACCAGATATAATTCAGTCTTATTTCTGGGACAAGATGTTATTTGTTTTTAATAAATACTATGGTGAATGTACTGAAGAACATCTCAAAGCAAGAATCCTTGCTTCCTTGAGTACATTTAAAAATAAATTGCTTCGTTCTGCATACGGAGAACAAGCAGAGTATAATCAAAGCCTCTTTAAACTGGATGATTTATTCGATAATGACAAAGAACTAGAAGATGATAGTGAAGAAGAGAAAGCTAAATCCGAAATGATAGATATGATGTATACTTATATGAAAGATAAACTTTCTCCGGATGCTTATCTTTTATTCGAAGTATTAATTACTCCTCCCCCCTTCATTAAAGAGAGACTCGGAAATAGTACAAGGATTACTAATATAATGCTCATAGAATTCTTCGAAATGCCTAAGACTAATGAATCCATGAGATATATTTCTGAACTTAGACAGGATATACAGTATTGGGAAGATAGAGCTAAAGAAGAACTTAGATATTAACACAAAAGAAAAGGGACGTTTCCCAACGTCCCTTTCCGAGTGTTTACTCTAAACAAACTATGCAAAACAAAAACAAAACAAGAGTTTACTTAGACAATACAAATGAGTTATATTAACAACTAATTACGACCTATGATATTTTTTGAATATATCTTAAAGTAATAGTCGGTGGTAACTTTTCGATAGTCAAGGTATCTACCGAAGTCTCTTGTAGGAAAGATTCCCCTATTAAATTCCAACTTACTACAATAGCACCATCTTGAATATCCTTGGTGGGAGTCCCTCTACCGAAGTTTCCATTTAAACCCGTTTCTCTATTAAAGAAAGATTGGGGTCTAACATTCTCCCAGTTATTGGCATCATCCTGTTTACCTTTAGATACACCGAGAGCATGCCTATGTCTTGGTAAATCATCGCCTTTCAATTTAATAACAAAGTTACCTTTAGTGGGAGTATAGAAATCCCCAATATTCTGTAGCATCATCTCGTCTCCAATTTGAATACCTCCGGCCTGATATCCTATTACTATCCTACCTGAAGCCTTTGTATATTCAGCCCATCCTTCAGGGATTACATCGGTTTCCCATAAAATTATTGAACCTAGAGGTAAACTAGCAGTATTCAAAGAATCAGAGAATTCCTTTCGGAGAGCTTCTAGTTGCCCATCAATGTATTGCTTAATATTCAATAGATTCCCATTTTCATCCTCTACCGGAAACCCAGTATTCATTTTCTCTACTTTAGTTATGGATTCTTTCATCATACTGTGAGTAGCAGTAGTATATGGGATCTCCTGGAATTTGCCCTGATAGGGTACAATAGCAAAGTTCTCATTTCTTTTAGTCATAGCATCTGTACCCTTACCATATATCCCAATAAGAACAACAGAATTCTTATTGTTAGAATAATAAGGGCAAGCAGTCTCTACCATCTCTAGAAGATTACTAAGAGTCATACTATAATCCGAATAAATATCATTATTAAGTACATTGGGATTACGATTCTCTTCAGAAATTGGGTAGTATATATCTAGAGATTTTTTATATAACTCATAGAAACTTTCTGAAGATTCATTCCAATAAGCTACAAGATCTACTGGATTATCTACGGGTTCGGAGATAGTAGTGTGTACTGCAAACAGTAATACTTCATCGGTGGACCCTTGGGTTCCCTGAATATTCTCGATGGTCAATGTTTGTTCATCAGAGATAAATATATAGCCATCTCTTGAAATACACCCAAAATTTATATCGGGTAATTCTCCATCTTCAGAATCTTTAGACATATACCTTGCTGTAATCCTATCCTTAATTACATTAGCAAATTTACTACCAGAAACTCCCTGAGGAGAAACAACCAATTTATTACCATTTATGGTGGCTGAGCCAAATCCACAGAATGGCCCCAAACCAGAAGGGGCAGCAATTGCTTCGGCTGCTTCCTTAGATTTGATTATACCTTCATACTTAAAGTACGTTTTCATTGTTCTTTGTATTTTTTAAAGTTATTCTTTTGTTCTGCCATATCCCTGAAAGCTTCTCCGAGTTCATTAAATTTGAGAGTTAACAGCTTAAAGATTATCTTCCAGATACTATATTGTTTTTTAATGCCATGTATTTCACATATATGCCCATAGATACTATCTATTTCGAAGCAATAGCATAATATCATTATAGTAATGGATACTCCTATGGGATCTACTCCATAGGGTTCTCCAATAGCTTTCCCAATTACAGCCCCAAGTAAGATATAACAAATATAATCAACCAGCTTATTTAGGGTTCTCCTACCGGCCCTTGACTTTCGAATGACTATACCTTGTACTCTACTTGCAGATATACCAAACCATAAATCTGAAAGTATCAATATTATGGCAAGTAATATCATCCACCTAAGGTCATAAATAATTTGGGTACATTCTCCAAATAAACCAATCATTGAAGTCTTGAACAGAGATTGAGTAGTAGTCTCTGTTACATCGTCTATTGCACTCTTTATCATACTTCTTCAATTTTCCACATTTGATTACTATAAGTGGTAATGGTAAATGTCTTCTCAGAAGTGTCATTTGATTCCCATTCCAACTTTTGAGGATTAACGCTTAATAAGTCAGCATCTACTACCGTAAACTTAGCCCGTACCGAAGTATCGGCAACTGATTCAAAAAGGTATTCTCCAGCGGTAGCCGTAGTAAATTCATATCCGGCTCCACCAGCATCAAAAGTAGTTACTTTGCCAACTTGTCTAACTCTACTATCGAATTCAGCTTTATTAGAACTACACCTAATTAAACAATATACTTGTTTAATGGTACCCTTTAATTCGGCATAACTTGGGTCAACGGTTAATTCTATAATAGTAGGGTAATCTTCCAATATTACTTGACACCTTAATGAAGAACCATCATCTGCCACAAAAGTATAAGTACCTGCTTTAGTTAATACAATCTCGGATTCAAGATTATAGGTTTCCCCAGTTTCATCACAAGTTGCAGTACCACTTACATTGACCTCGTTTTTCATTTCCTCAAGATGGAACTTACAAGCAGACTTCTCATCCAATAACTGATATACTGCATAAGTATCATCTATCTGGTCTTCTGGTAATGCCCAGTTGGGTTCTTTCCACTTTGAATCTGAAGGATCTGAAGGAACTATCTTTAGTTTGTTCTGATATACAACTGGGGTATTCTTAACTACCCAAGTAGTCTTTACAGTTGGGTAGGCTACAGATTGGAAAGTATAAGTACCTGCTCTATTAGTAGTATATACATACCCGTTTTCAGCATTGAAGGTTTCCCCAGTTTCTACTACTTTAACTCGGTAATCATCACCATTACCCGAAATACATTGTATTATTACGGTAGTTTTTGCAGAACCGTTATATAGAGTAGATGTAGATGGATTAATACTGATCCTATATATAGCAGTTTTACCTGAAACTACTTCAAAGATACCCACACCTTCATCAGTTTCTCTTTTATCTAAAGTACATTTGAATTTATAAGTACCATAACTGTTAGCAATAAATTTATCCCCATTCTTGAAAGTCTTAGGATTACCTATTAACCTACAATATAATTCTCCAGTAAATGACTCTGGGTAATTTGAAGTTATGGTTAAAGTAGTAACTGCATCCTTCATAGTTTGATTATTTCCAACTCTAAATTCTGAGGGTGTACATCTTACCTTATAAGTAACTTCTTCTTGGGTTACTACAAATGAAGTTTGTTTTACAGGAAATTCCACAATCTCAAAAAAGTAAGTACCGGGTTTTGTAAATTCCCAAATTGAGCCCGATATTTTTACTTGATCGGTACCCACTAATCGAACATTACAAAGTTTCTCTGTCCCTTTATAGGATACTCTAGCTATCACCCTTGTACTAACCTTTAAAGTAGTTGGGGTTATTTTACCAGTTATGGGCTCACAAGAAATAATATATGAACGGTTATAAGTTTCCTGCCTTACGGTAATTTGGGTTATCTTAGAATTATCCCCAACGCTTCGAAAGTAATAAGTACCAGCCCTTGGAATATTAAATACCGAACCACTTTCATGTTTAGTATAACCCCAGTTAATTCTATCACTCGATATTTGATATCTCAAATCTGCATTCATCCAATCTGAGGTTACAGTTACCAATACTGGTACTTCATATACTTCTGAAGTAACTAAGTTGGGCTGGTCTGGGTTTACCAACTCGGCCTTAATCGAATACCCATCATTTACTACAAAACCGTAATCTATAGTGAAGGATACATGATAAGGTATGAATCTAGTAAAGAAACTTTCTACGGCTTCCCTAAATTTTTTAAAAGCCTCAGAATTAGAAGTATACCCATGACCAGTAAGTTTAAAACTTACGGAAATACATTGAGAACAATCGAAGGTGTTATCAAAGGTATATTTACTATCGTACTGATAGTATTGGTCAAAGTGGGGATGACCTTTTATCCAACCATCATACCCATCGGCTTTTGCTGGGTCTGTTATTACACAGGTTAACCCATATAACCTCATCATGATCTCGAAAAATTCTGATGTACCCCTTATTTTGAAAAGAGATACCGAATATCTCAAGATGTTTCTTACCTGAGTACTAGTTAAAGTAAAAGGTCCCTCTTTGGGTATTATCCAAAGCTTTGATAACTCCTGGAGTTTACTATCCGAGTAGAACCCATTAAAGTACTCTGCCCATTTCTGTGCATCTATCGTGTTCCCATAAGCAAAGGGCATTTCTCCAAGAAATTGCCAAAGGAAATTGAGATACATATCTGGGGTTTTATCTATATCGATAATATCCAATATATTCTCAATATCCTTTGTAATATAATCTTCAAAATGCTCTCCACAAATTTCTAGAAACCTCTCTAAGATGCCTTTACCATTTACCTTATAAGTATCTTGGTCCTTATATTCGAATGGTAAAAAGTCGATTAGATTTTTGAGGTTTATCATTATACTATTTCGTTAACTGTTAATGTTAATTGTGAAGCATTCTCGAATACTGGCAAATTAAAGCCAGGGTCTTCATAGTCATGGTTAGGTTCTGATACCGTAATAGAATATCTGTAACCAGACTGATAGCTATTGTTCTGAATATCCAAAGAGAAGTCAAAACCATTAGCCTTATCTATTACCTGTATAGAATTACCTACAGTACCAGTAGCCATATACCCATTTGATACAGAACGTACAGTAAAAGTAGTGGATGAATTGAAGGTAATATAGTAAGTCATAGACCCTTTAGCCTTATTCAATTTAAACTGACCCAAGTTCAATTCTTTATTACCATAGATGGTAGTAGGCCAAGGTTTAATATAGAACTTAGTAAGGTGAAGGTAATCTACTGTTGATAAGTTATCTATTAAGGCATAGATATCTGATAACCTTACGCTTCCTCCTATCTGAGCTTGCTCTGGAGAATAGGCATTGTATAATGCTGTAAGAATTTGAGTTTGTATCTCGGGAGTCTTATAAGACTTCTTACCAGTAACTCCCATCTCTAGAATAATCTGAACCTTACCTGCAGATTTAACCTTTAACCATGTGGTCATAGGAGCTCTTTGAGATAATAGATTGTATACCCTATTGATTAATTCAGAAGAAGCAACAGCTCCACCATCGGGGCTAATATATACTGTAAGCTTTCTACCACATTCATAATCTGCTTTAGCTTTGTTTACCCCATCAACTAACATGGCTAAACTTTCGAAATCCTCTTTAGTAATTGCTACTCCCAAAGTCTTTACACTCAAAGGTATATGTTCCTTGAGCATTGTAAAATTTTCATAGTTTGAACCACCTCCAGCATCATAAGCGTTACTTACTGTAGCATCTGTAATTGAAGAAGAGATTACTGAAGGTACAGAAGTGATAGTATTACTCTTTACATTACCTTGAGTACCATTGGTTAAATAGAATACCACATTAGTTATCTTTGCTCCTGCTGCAGGCTTCTTACCAAAGGTACCATCCCCAAACATTATGTAAGGGTTAAGTGCCTCATCTACTGAAACCATGAAATGTTTATCTGTAGGTTTGGATTTTGCAAATGTATCTACCAATACCCAAGTTTCCCCACCTATCTGCAATGACATAGAGCCCTGTTCATAATACTTACCATTGGGTAGAGTACCCAGATGAATTATAACTCTATCTCCAGTAGGTATTACCATATTATTTAAAGCACTTGCAGTATACTTCTCGTGTTGAACTATAGGTACTTTACAAGTAGTTACATTTGAATACCAAGTTACGTCTCTAGCAGATAACCAGGAATTACCACTAGAATCTGTAAACAGAGTACCTTGGGGTATAGTTAACTTAGCTCCAATGGAATTACCAGTAATGCTTCTGGATAAGATTACATCTACTGTAGCAGCAATTGCTGCTCGAGCATGATAATCTACCAAAGCTCCATGTTTAACTACCGAATCATACCTTCTTGCAGTAGATAGGAAGGTTTCCCTTGCCATGTTATCTACATAGTAGTGAAGTACTTCGGCAATTGCCGCAAATAATGAGAGGATGATAATTAAGATGTTCCCCTCCGAATAATCCGTTATGAGTTTCTGACCTTGAGGGTCTTTGAGTCCCATAAGGGATTCAACCAGCTTGGCCTTAATCTGTTGATAAGACCTCTGGTATGGGTTAAGCCATTTATTTGTGATTCCCATATTATTGTGTATTTAATGAATTATCTGACCTATCATAGGTGATATCGAGGTACTGACTAGAATTTGTTCCATTTACTACATAGGTTACTTCTATGTGTATTTTTGCATCAACTCTAGTAACTGTGATATTTTGGAAGGTTATCCTTTGTTCCCAAGCACCTATGGCTTGTTTTAAAAACTCTTTAATTATAAAACTTAGGGCTTGTGAGTTTGGTTCCTCAATACATTGCCATAGTTTACTACCAAAGTTTTCCTGTCGAAATCTCTGACCTATCATGTAGTATAATATTGAACTTATATTATCTCTGATAAGTTTGAAATCTCCGTTCACTGGGTACCAACCTCTTTCCCCATTTTCATTAGTTGTAAGTTGGATAGGATAAGTTACACCTATACCAACTAAGTCTGTAAAGTAATTCTTTTCCATTAGTGTATGCAGGTTTTATCCTCATAATCGTCTACAACGAATTGTGAGAAAGGTTTAGTTACTTGAGTTACTGTAGGACCTGAAGAACCTGGTCCAGTAGTTACACCTGAGTGTACATGAGAATTGAACATACTGCGAAGTTGTTCTAGTTCTTGAATAGTTTGATTTAGTTTTTCGGTTAATTGAAAAATATTGATTACTCCACCATTTTCTCCAGTATTAAGTATCACTGAATCGCCAGAAGATACATTTATATCTCCCTCGGCATTTATTACTATCTCTTTCTCCGAACGAACATTTACAGGCCCATTGAAATGTAAATTGAGTTCTCCGTTATCATCATCTATGACTATTAGGTTTCCTTCAGGAGTAACTATCCCCATTTTATTAGGACCATCCAATGGTTGAGGTATTTGGCTCATTCCCCAACCATGGTATTCCCAGAGTGGTTTAGTTGGGTCTCCAAATTCAAAAGTAACAAATACCGTATCCCCAACTTTAGGGGCTAAGAATTTGAAACCAGAACTAATTGAACCATGTTGTCCTTTAGGATATGCCCAAGCAAATACTCCCCCCATTACCTCTGGAACACATACCTTTACTCTATTCATATGTTTCTCTACATCGTCATTATCAATAACAATGCCTCGATAAACAGAGTAATACCGACCAAGACCCTCTAAGCCTTCGTCGGTTATTATCTTTGCTGTTTCGTAACTCATACCCTTATTTTTCTACATAGATTTGACTTGCTATTCGCTTATGCCTTTTAGCTATGTCTCGATATACTCGATTAGCTATGGCCATATAATTAAACTTAACCCCATAGTCTTCAGGCACTTGAATTTGTTTAACTGATACCTTGCCCGGGATTAACTTACCCTTAGAGGTAACTGTATTACCTGTAGATAATACTATACCCTCTGCCAAGGCTTGAGGATTATCGGCATTTACTTCAGTATAATAAGCCTTCTTTCGAATAAACTCAGCTTGACCCTTGATATCAATTATGTCCCCCTTATCATTCAAGAAATGCTCATTGTAATATACCTTCTCATTATAAGTAAAGTTAAGATTAAGATTCTGAGAAGTACTTAGGGCTTTTTTATCTTGCCCCTTTTTAGTTTTAGCATTAGCTTTAGCATCATTAGCTACGATGTTTTGAGTAGATAAATCAGTTTTAGAAGTTACAGAGCCAGACTTGGAATTGTTCTTTACTAATTCCATATTAGTTATATACCCTTGACCGGCATCCATAGAATGAGTACACTGTTTTATATACCAAAGCCCTGACCAACGTTTCCCTACATTATCTATTCGGATTATTTGGGAAGTTGCTAGCATAGGTCTACCCACTACCTGAAGTTGACATACTAATCTTTTCTCAGTTTGCTTTAAGCCTCCATTAGCATTGGCATTAGCTGCCCAAGCATACTTATCAGCACCACCATATCTACTGAATAGGTTATGGTAGAGTTTATAAATCGGAACTTTAAGGTTTACCCTTTTCATATGTCTTACCTTAACCCTCTTACCATATTGACCTTGACCATAACCCTTAGTAGTATCAACTTCCATATCGGATAATACTTCAGTATAGGGGTCTTTCTTTAAAGCTTCGAAACCTCTCTCTGAAGCAGGTAATACTCCAGCTTGAAAATTGATACCAGAAGCTATACCCGCTCCTGCTTGTTTAGAGGTATAACCCTCTGGGTCATAATCTAAGGGGTCTACATACTCTTCTACCATAAATTCCATACCATCTTCATCTTCGAAAAGATACATTTCGCATTCTAATAGCTTCTTAAGATTAGCTTCTAACTCTTTACCATTTTTAGAATTTTTTAGTACTTGCTTAAGGGCATTCTTCTTATCATCAGGTAACTCGTTGGCTGCTTGATTAATGGTAGCTCGTACTTCTTCGGTAGACATTTCATCAAATCTCCTTTGCTTACCTGCTTCATAAGCACCTACTGGACCCACTGCTTCATATTCTTCTACTCTCTTTTTATATTCTGCAGTTTTTTCCATGTTATACTGAAGCTGAGTGTCCCAAGCATCCATTACCTCGATTGGTGTAGTAGGATGACTTCTATAATCTTCAAACCCATTGCCAGTAATATTAGACACCATAGTATTATCTACCTGAGCCACATAGGGTCTTAAAGCTAATGGAGGTTTATCCTCTGGCTCATTTATATTAGTTGATAATACCGATAAATCTTTACTATCTGGGTCTAGAGATGGGGCTAATACGGCTTTAACTCTTTTAGTTATTTTCTGAGTAGCAAAAGATACTCTAAGTACTTCTCCATTCTCCCCTTGATAGGTATAAGTACATACAGGTTCTTCGTTGAATTTCCTATTATGTATGTAGATAATCCCATCTCTTGAATCTACATACCAAGGCCCATTAGTGTACCCTTTCATCTTCTGTTCTAATTGAACCAAGACGTTCTTGCCTACCAATCCAAAGTCACTATCAATTAAAGCTTTTAAATCTTCTGGCATAGCTACTTCAGCTACTCCACTGTATTTGTTAGCATAGAGTACTTTACCAGTAGTAGTACTGGTATTCTCTGTAGGTACTTGTAGTGACTCGTATACTTTATTACTTATTATCTGTTGTTCCATTACTGAAATATTTCTATGATTACACCAGTAGCATTCCCACAGCCATTGTCTAAATAGGTAGATAATTTATAACCCTCCATGTCCGAATGAACATAAGCAGGTTGATATCTTAAATCTCCCGAAGAATCAATGCACTTAATAGTTACATGAGTACCTGTAGAATCAAATACGGCTTCGAATTCCCTTACCTTAATTATTTTTATGGGCCCAGATATAAATTGACCATCTGGGTATATATATCCCCACTGAAGACAAATATTTTGGTTCTCTTGAATCTCGGCAATATCTACAGTATCAGGATTACCCGTATCGAAAGTAATGGTAGCCAAGTTTTCTTTCTCTTCATCGTATCTATAACTCCAGGTACTTATATACGCTCCAAGGGGTATACCTGTAATGGGATTCATTATAGGCATACCTCCAAAATTGAAAAGGGCCAAATATGGTTGGCCCATTCCATTATATAATATAGGTTTCTGTTTAGCTGCCATAAGTCGGTATTCTTATTAGAGTTCCCATTTCTAATTCCTTAAAAGGATTCAGTATCTTATTAGCTTCAGCTATAATGTACCACTTACCAGAATCACCATAGTACCTGAAAGCAATGTTCTGCAGAGTTTCCCCATCTTTAACGGTATGTTGAATATCGTTAGAGGATTCCGGTACTACTGGAGGTTTAGCCTCTAAGGAATAATCCCCATCGTTATACTTCAGAGCATAGGCATTATTATATGGGCTAGCTCCCTTTAGGTATTGGTTAACATCAATCATATTTAATACCTCCTGTCTTTTTAAGTGAATCGGAATTTATAAAATCTCCATAGGATAAGTTATATGCACTTACTCTCTTGAAAATCAATTCTTGAGTTGCTGCTGCAGGCAATAACCTACCATTACCAAAGGTAGCTGGCTTTCCAGGTACCCTTATCCTATAACCATTCTGAAAGTTCTTCAGAGTATAGGTTGCTGAAGTAAGGATATAATTGTGGTTATCGAATATACCAGAATCCCCCCACTCAATCTTAACAATCGGAGGAGCAGCCTGGTAACCGTTAGCTTTAGTCCATGCCTCTAATAACCTACATTTATTGATTACCTCTTCTGGATTTTCTGGGTCATTACAGTACCAAGACACATTGAATTGAATAATGTCTTCAGCTCCAGTAAAGTGATACATTGGTACATTGCGACCCATTGATTTAATGGTGGCCCATGTGGTTTCTCCCCTGAAGTCCAACTCTGGAGGTCTATTCTGTAAGGTAATGTATTGAGTGGGGTTAACAGTCATGTTATATATCCTTACTTCATTCTGATATATAACATCTGCTTTAGCCTCGAAGTTTCTGTAATTAGTAGTATTCTTATTCCCCTTTGCTGGGTCTACTCCTTCACCTTCTTCTAACCTTGGGAATTGTAATTCCATTCTCCATTTAGCCTGGAGTTGTTTATTTAGAATAGGGTTCTTAGACGATATTTGAGCTTCTCCGATTACCCCATTTGGGTTATAGAGTTTACCCTTTTGAGAATCATCCTTTGGAAGAGTAGAGATAGTTCGATTGAGTAATATCCGAGCTCTCCATAATTTATTTAGGGGACCAGTAAGAACACCTGCCGTATCTCTTGTAAGGTCATTGTACTTTTCAACAATTTTACCTGCTGCTTTATTTAATACTCTAGCCATAGTGTTTTAGTTTTATATTCCCATTACAAATGCAGCTCCAGTAAAATCTTGTTGAGAACCTGGAGCATAATCTCCAACTGCTTGACCATCTACTGAGATATTGATACGAGAATCTCTCATACCTTCTTTAATAGCTAACCTAACAGCATTAATAAATCTCTCTTCATTCTGAGCCCTGATAGTAGTTGGGTCTTCTTTCTCTTTATTCTGAGCTTCAGTATTCCTATCTACTGAATTACTAAGGTAACTAATACCCTCGATTAATAAAGGAAGACCTACAGTAATTGCTAATCCCCAAGGTCCACCGAGTAATCCCAAGAGTCTACCACCTACTGAAGCTAGCCCTTTTATAGCACCTTGCTTAACTACTTGACTACCTACTTGAGCTCCTGCACCAGCTAAAGCCCCGCCAGCTAAATTACCCGCCATAGTAGTTGCTAATGGTACTCCAGGATTTGGTGTCTTAACATATCTTCCGGTTTTAGTGTTATAAAATCTACCAGCAGAATTCATACCAATACCGCTTGACATCATTTGGAGTTGAACCATGGTTCTCATAAGGTTAACCATTCTTACCATGTGTGCTTCCATAATGGCAAACTGAGTATTAGTTTTTATTGCTGCAGCAGACATACCTTCAGTAGAAGCAGTAGCAATAGTCTGTAAATACCCAACAGACCTAATAATACCTCTTACAGTATTAAACCCTGCAACTATAGTACCCACTACTACTGCAGTAGCTCCTACCCTAAGACCAAAACCTCCAACCCAAGTTTCTGAGATAGAATTAATTACTTTGATTATAGAGTTACCCACATTTAGTACTGGGGTAAAGATTCTACCCAAAGCTGCACCTGCGGTAACTGTTAAGTTCTCTATACTTGATTCGAATTGGTCAATTACACCTGCATCAGTTTTAAGACGTTCTTCATTGAGTCGATTTACTGCCCCAATGTTTTGGTCATAAGTAGCAAGTATCTTACCCATCTTATCTCTACCAGAAGCAATATCCCTAAGTACGGGGAGCATACCACGATTACCACGAACTCCAAAGATATTGAAGAAAGTTGGTGTTTCAATTCGTGAAGGTAAATCTACTGCCGCCTTAGCAAACTTCTGATAGATAGTATAAAGGTCTATAAGATTACCCTGAGCATCGAAGAATTCATCGGGACTTAAGCCCAAGTCTGCTAAAGCGTTATAGCCTTTCTTTTTTTGGTTAACAAGAGAGAGTTGTAAGTAACGAATCATATTAGCCAGAGAGGTACCTGCCATAGAACCCTGTATACCCATATCCCCCAATACACCGATGGCAGCAGCCGTTTGCCGAAGATCTACTCCAGCAGTTGCCATATCTGCTCCTGCATAAGATATGGACTGGGCTAAGTCTGTCAAAGATATATTTGCATTAGTAACTGCAGTATATAAGTCATCGGTTACTCTAGCGGCTTTTCCCATTGGGATTTGGTACATTGACATGATATTAGTCATCAAGTCAGCTACACCACCTTTCTGTCCCACTGGCATAGTAAAGATTGAAGCCAGCTTAGATGCTGGCCCAATCATTTCTTTAATAGCATCGAATTTATTACCTGCCATAGCCAGGTATCTTTGTCCTGATGCAACATCCGAAGCAGTAAGAGGAGTTATCTCATTGACATCTTTTGCCAATTGTAACATCTCTCTTTGTTCTGCAATGGTAGCACCGGCAATTTTCGAAGCAGTCCAAACTTCATTCTGAACACCCGCAGAGTATTTATAGGCCCTTGCCATTCCCCCTACGAGCTGCATTCCGAAGTCCCTTGTATTGGAAGCTGACATCTGTATACCTCTATTCCAAGTATTCATATCATTCATCATTGTTCTGAATGACCCAGATATCTTGCCAGCCTCTTGAGAGAATCGGTCTTTTAATACCATGGCAACACCGACCTCTACTATACTCCTACTGGTATTCATAATTTACTTTCTTTTCTTTAATTGTTTATAATATTGCTCGGCCATTTCCTTGAATATTTTCCTTATTCGGTACGGAAGACGTAAAAAGCCGAAATAGTCTAAGGCTATCTCGGCTCTGGTGATATAAACAAAATCACTCTCTAACATTACTCTTCCGTCAGGTAGAAAAAATTCGGTGCCCAAACTATAGGATAAGTTCTTTCTTCTCCGGTGGTTGGATTAGTGATATGGGATTCACCTTTGAAGATAGGGTCCATAGATAAGATATGCTTTCTCATCTCAGCCATATCCTTTGCAGTAAACGGAGTAAAGTTTTCTACCTTCTCCCAACTACCATCGACCTCTAAGTAAAGGTTCCGACAAAGAAGAGGAGCATTCTTAGTTTGTTTATCCAAAGGCAACTTCATAAACTCTTGTTCTCCCTTACCAGTCATACAATCGAATTTAATTCTCTTGCCAGATGAAAGAGTGTATTCATGGTCTACCAATCTAACTCCCTCTGGATAATAAGGGATAGCATCTGGCTTCTGATTTAAATCCTCTACAGTTGGAGTAGTACCGTAATCGAAAAGGAACTCATGAAGGTCTTGGCCATAAGTAATCTTACCACCATTCTCTTTGCCCCAATCATATTCGAATTCTACTTCCTCTCCCAAAGAGAAGATACGAGAATTGAAGATAATAGCATAACGGTCATTGACTGGTAAGTTAAGGGCATCATCTACGGTTAATTTCCCATTAGGGGTAGCAGTAGTTCTAATTACGATTGCTGCAATGAACTTGGTAAGGTTCATCAAAGTCTTCATGTCTGAAAGGTTACTGAGAATATCTTCATCAGCACCATTTTGTTCTCTGATTTCATATTCGAAACCAGAAGGTCCGGTAAATCTAAATGTTCTAAATTCCATAATTTGATATATTTAATGTTTACAAATGTTCATAGTACTCCGTATAACAACAAGAAAGGGGTGAGCTCCTATCACAGGAATCCCACCCCTCCACCGAATCTTAGTGAAAATAGACTAAGGAATTAGTATTTATCTGCAGTACCAACTGAGAACTCTATGGACTCAATGGTATTCTCTGAAGCCATTCTGTCCAAGTCTAAGCCGGTAATCTTACATGGCCATACCTCTTCGAAGACATGGGTATTAAGAACTGAGACTCCATCTTCGGCAAGTTCGTTTACAATTGCCGTTTCCCAGTATTGGCTTGGTACTAAACCACCACCAACTATGTGGTCCTGGCAAGAGTATAGCCAATCATGAAGCCATGTATCGGAACCTGCAGTAGTCATAAGTTTCTCTACAATAAGATTACCTATAGTAACCCTACCTGCAGTTTTAACGTCTCTATTGACGTCCCCATGAGCAACCTGGTCAATCTCAATATCCGGCAAAGTACAACTTTGGAATAGATAGGTATTGATAGGGTGTTTGGGGAACATGATGCTCCACAAGAATTTCTTCCGTGGGTTTTTTACTTTTGCTCCCATTGTGTTATGAGTTTATAAGTTATTACTTGTTTCTACGATTGATACTGCCTTAGAAGCTGCATCGATTACAATCTCCATAGTTACCTCTTGCATAGGAACTACATCCTTATACTTAAGGATAGCACGGTACTTACCTTGACGGGCATCTGCTTCGTTATTAACCGAAAGGTCATCCCAAGAAGTTGCATCTTGGTCACCCATCCAGGTATACTCGGTCATAGCATCTTCATCTACCAATGAATCCAGTGTAGGTTTAACCTCCAACCAGATTCTCTTCCAAGTACTCCAAACGTTTGGTTCTTCGATATATTTGTTGAGTACCGGGCGAAGGAACTTCTTCAGGTAAAGGTTCAGTCTTACGATTGAAAGGAATCTTTCAGAATCCTGTTTCACTTGAGAAGAGAAGCAATGCCATAGCATGGTTTGCTTACCTGCATCTGGAGTATCTTTGATTACCATCTCATTGATATAATTCTGAGCAAGAGTGTTCAGTTCGTTATATCGAGAAGGAGAACCATAGTTGGGGCATACTGGACCAACTGCATCTCCAATAACCCCTCGGTTCATACCAGCAAAGGATTTCCAAGGACCATATTGAGTAGCAGAGGCATCTCCCAAACCAACAATAGTACCCACTACATCGGAATCCTGAAGATTACCGTTTTCGTTGTAGTACTTAAGTCCACCACCAAAGTAGGCAATGTACTTAGAGTTACCTACAGTACCAAGGCAAGTCTGTACCCAAGTTACCTGAGCTTTGTAATCTCTTGCCTGAGTACCTTGAGTATAATGGGTTAAATGTTTGGGAACTTCGATATACAGTACCCATTCCATCAATTCCTTTGCCATATCTGCAGCAGCCTTATATACCTTGAATACATCTGAATCGGTAGTAAGGTGTTGAGAGATATGTGAAATAAATAATTGGTAGAAGTCGGTGTAATCTTTTACCAAATCCAAGGAAGTAATCCATTCTTCGGCAGTTGGAGTGGAACCTGCACTACCGATAGTACCATTAAACAGTTTCTCTGTTTCGGAGGGTGCAGCATCTCCCACGGTAATAGTGATAGCATTCTTAGTACCATCAATATCATCGGTAAGCCACTTAATTAGGTTTTCAAAAGAGGAACCTGCAGTAATTACCGGCTTAATATATTCCGAGTTCTTAGCAAATGCACTAAGAGCAAGGTAATCTACCGAAGTGTTATTGTTATCATCGGCAGTTTTGTAGGTTATTACTGGTCCCTGTTCAAGTACTTGCCCATTAGCTGAATATATTTTATAATACAAGGTATTAGCTTGCTTATAAAAACCAACCTGGAAAGTATTTGCACTACCAATTGGATCTCCATATCCCTTGGTTACTAATCCAAAACTATAAGTAGTACTACCAGATTTTAAAGTAATCAAAGCAGAGGGTTTAGCTGGGTCAGTTACAGCAGAAGCAACTGAGATTTCATCTTCTGAATCTTTAGCTTTTCTTGCCGCAGCCGGAGAAGCAGTTACTGTACCTTGAGTAGCTCCTTTGCCAAGTACTCGAATAACACGAAGCTTAGAACCACCTTGCAAAGCCTTTTCGATATTTGATACAGAACCATCGGGTACAATTTCAGAACCATAGATTCTTTGGAACTGAGAGAATGTAGAGATGATTTCTGAAGGGTCATCGTATGGACCTTTAGTAGTTCTAGCCAATACACAAGAAACTCCTAACATGGGAGTAGTTTGAAGAACATTGTTGTTCTTAAACTTAAAATCAACATGAGGTGAAGTTGGCATAATCCTATTGTGATTAAAGTTAATTACTCGTTTAATTTATACCCTAGAGTATTGTACCTATACCTTAGGTACTTTTAACTCTAGCATCTCATTTTCGTTTTGTTCTAACAATCCAATAAGAACCGATATATCCTTGATAGGTGTAAGAGTACCTTCTCCCAAAGCTTTTTCTGGAAGAATACCGTCCTTACATACATAGGTGTATACCTTTTCGAGTATACCATGTTCTACATCTGGATGGTCATAATAATTACCAATCTCAATGAATAGGTTTCCGGTGGGAGCAAGCCTGCCCTTTTCCCATTCCTCTAAATCATTGAAGTATGGTCTCACGTATCCTCTAGCAGGTAAGCCAGTATATAAGATTGTATGTAGCAATCTCATATCTGATTGTGTTTGAGAAACCAGATGTACATCTATGGTAATATCCTTAGTTTCATAAGGAAACTCTGAAGCTTGGTAATTGCCATCCTCAAGTTTATCACCAATAATGTATTTATTCACACCAATATCTCCAGCATAATAACCCTGTAGTTCTATGGTTATTCTTGGGAGAGTCTTTGGGCCTTTTACTTGATTATTCCCTATACCAAAAAGTGGTATAAACTTCTTCATACCTTTGATTGCCTCTTGAAATCTTTTTTCGTTTTCTTGAGACAAAGGTAAGAAGTCTTCTGGGTTTAAGGTAAGACCCATTTCTAACATTGTACTAAGTAGAGAGATATAAAAAGTTCTTTCTACTATTTCTTCTGAGTTTACCATTAAAGTCCTAATCTAATACCTAATTGAACACTCTGATTGCCATTGTCATTAATATACCCATTATAAGTTACCTGAATACCTCCAAAACCACTCATTAGGGTTTGTAAATGACCAACACAATTTAATTCACTAACCCATTGAGTAGCAATATTTGAAGGATAATCGGTAAGCCATACTTTAAAGGGTATTGGTTCAAAACCAATACCTCCAGGGAATTGACCCTCTATTGTCTTACTTATATCGGTTATCTTAAATTGTTTTATAAATTTAGCAACTTGAATACCGTTGATAAGGTAGTACTGATAACCCTTTACATTACTAATCTGAGCAGTACTAGTATTTTGACCAAGATTTGGGAATGGTATATTCGGGGTTGGTTCAAAGCCATACTTAGTAGTTCTAGTACCTGGAGATTGAGTTATATTTAAAACTATCTCAGTGTTAGGTTCTTGCTGTGAGATAATCTTAACTATAGCAGTTCTTTCCAAGGGGTCATAGTTACTGGGGTTATGTTCTTGATTAGTAGATTTAGTTTTGATAGTAAGCTTACCTGCGGCATTAGCTTCTCCAATTTCTTGGGTTACCTCTAACCAATCTGAGGAGCTTTCAACTTTCCAATCTACAGCACGATATTCATCTTGAGGATTATTATCGATAAACTTCTGTTGGTAACTGTATACACCTATTTCTAGGGTCTCACCCCTTTTAGTACCATCGAAAGTATGGGAAGTAGTTTCTGGAGTGATACTAAAATAAGTTCCCCAGGTCTCTACTATTTTAGGAGCGGCCTTTTGTACCAGAGTTACTTCCCTTTCTACACCCTGAACTACTACCTTGAGAACCTGCTCTTTTATATTATTCATGTCTTCGTTTACTGCCTTAGGCTTTACCCTAATAGTTGCAGTACCAGTTCCGGATAAGGATGATATTTCGAAATCTGCTGCCATTATATAACCCTCCTTATTTCTTTTCTAATTTCATTACGTATTTCCTTTTGTAAGGCAGCTTTTCCACCAGCAGCCTTAAATGCAGGATTCCAAAGAGGACGAGGTGGTAAATTACCATCTCTACTACCATACTCTAACATGATAGCTATCTGATTCAAAGTCTTTCTTGAAGTCTTACCCGTATAGGTAATCTTCTTGATTCCAATTGGCAATCCGACGAAAGTTCTTTTCTTACCTTTTACCAAAGTAACTGAACGAGCATATTGCCCCGTAAGATTTAACATGGTATGGTCCCCATATTTCTTTAGGGTACCAGGAGCATGTGGTGGCCATGATACTCCTGAACCTCTTGGGGGAACACCCGTATTCAAACTTCGTCTTACTATACGAAGAAGTTGATTACCAAACTTTTCTGTACCTTTCGCATAACCCTTAGTTAAGATACTTGGAGTTTTGGCAATCAACCTTTCTGCACGAGCTTGTTCTCGTTTATCTACGTATATTTCTAGAGGGCCAACTGGAGTCGATAGTGTAATATTAACCGACTTACTTGGCATAATTCTTACTGTTGTTTAGGTTTATCCAATCCCAGCTCCTGAGCAATTCTCTGTAACAGAGTCTCTTGAGTGGATATTCGTTGGTCCATGTATTGACGGAACTCCTCAAATCCTGGAGCAGGTTTACTTGGAGCAAAAGGTGATTAGTTAATTGAATTGAGACTAAATATATAATCATAGGTTATAGTAGCAGCATTCTGAGTTATATTGACTGTAAGCTCCCAACCATTATCATCATTCTCTGCTTGCCTTAATTTAATGGTACCTGACCTTGTTGATTCTACGGTATTCTCTGTTAAGGTTAAGGTTAACCCATAGGTTCCCATATCACTTGATAACGTTGTGATTGCTACATTTGTAACCCAACTTGGTTTTGAGGTTACAGTTAAAGCTAATGGGTATCTTGTACTTATTTCAGAACCGTTTATTACCTTAGTCTTAAAAGAATAAGCTACATCAACTGTAAAGTTATTACCTCCCAAAGCCGATAATCCAGTTCTAGAAGTAGTTCTAGAACCAGTAGGGGAAGTAAATGCCAAGTAATAATTATAAGATACACTTGCACCGCCCTGAGTGATATCCACATAATCGGAAGCACCTCCATAAGAAGCAATAATTCTAATGGACCTACTACCAGTACTGGTATTCTCAGAAGCACTAAGAGTAGTACCTGATAAGCTAAATCCTGAGGTACCATTGGTACTTAAACTTGGGGTAGCACTATCAGAACCATCCCTTATATTTGAACCAGAAGTATAATTGGCATATCTTGGTCTACTTGCACTGGGGTACAAAGTTACACTACCTCCAGTATTACCGATGGTATAAGAACTTGCAGTTAAGCTTACACTCCAAGAGCCATAAGTATACCCAGTAAATTCGTTTGCTGCCTGGTATACTGGTACACTTACAGATTTGGTTTTACCATTTAGTGATAAGGTACCAGTAAGGGTTCCTACCTGGGTTCTAGATTTAACCGTAGTTCCCAAAGAACCTGCACTAACTGCAGTACCATAACTAATGCTAGCACCGCTTGTAATTGTGCCACCTCCAGTTGTAGAACCATTCCATCCCCAAGTTTGAGAATATGAGGGCATAGTTGAGAATGAACTTCTACTTCCTCCACTTGCAGGTATATCGGATACACTTCCTCCACTTGCAGTGATTTCACTATAGGTTCTATAACCTGCAGATTGAGAACAACTAATGGTTACCTTCTTATTAGTTTCAGCTTGTGTTAAGGTTACCGTACCGCTTCGTGTACTGGTAGAGATATTATTACCCATAGTTACAGAAGTACCGCTTCCAGATACGCTACCAGAGTTGGCTCTAGTATAAGTTAAAGCTATTTGGTTACCATAATTATGCCCATTTCTCAATTCTTGCTTGTAAGAAGTAACGGTAAAGGTTTTAGTACCTCCTGTAGCCCCAAAAGACATAGAGGTAGGTGATACACTCCAACCATAACTCCAAGATTGAGAGGCCGCTGCTTGAGTGAAGGTTAATTTAAAAGTTTTACCCGATTCATCCTGTGTAACAAGAGTATTGGAATCCGACCGAGAGGTTAATCCCAAATTCTCTGAAGCAGTCCAAGGAGGTGCTGAAGGATGATTAGTTACCCAGGCAGGTTTATTACTAATAACATAATTTACCGTAATTTCAGACCCATTAGCTACCCCATCCCAATATTTCTGTTTTGTAGAAATAAAACCAAACCCCTGATTAGAAGAGCTTGGGTTACCCAAAGCATCGAAGCTTACACTACTGTATCTAGTAGTAAAAGTATACTTATAGGTTACCTTATGAATATCTTCGAGTTTGACACATTCATTATTTCCATAGGAACTGGCATTGGATAGTTCCAACCCCACATAATTCTCCCCGGTTCCTGTCGAGGAGAGTGCTAACAATTCAGCCTTGGTAGGGCAGTCATTTCCTGTCTTACCAAGGCCTACTTTAGTTTTGACAGCACTCCAGGTTGCTATCTCTCCCATGATTATTTATTTTTAAGTTCTTGAATCTCAGCCTTCAAAGCCTTAATCTCATCGTAGAGAAGTTTAATACCTTCAATTGCCAAAGTTGACATCTTGTGATATTTAACTTGTTTTACGAGTACATACTCTTCCCCATTGATTTCCAAAGTTTCGAATTCCTCTGGATTAGGTACTGTAGATTTCTCTACTGGAACTTCCTCTACATATTTACCAAATCCCAATCCCTCAAGATTCTGAGCAATAGTTCCCTCGTCCTCTTTACCAAGCATTTCGAATGACTTAGTTGGTATCTGGCAAATCTGTTCCAGAGTATGATTCAAATCTTTAACATTAGATTTGAGTCGAACATCTGAAGACTCTTTGAAGAAACCGGAAGGAGCAGTAGTCTTAGCAAATACTACCTGGTCGGTAGTTGCCAAACTCAATTGAGCTCTAGTTACTACGTGAGGATTATCCTTTCTACCTGCATGGTTATTGATAGAAGTTTGAGCAGCAGTACCTGCAGCCTTAGCATCGGCAATAGCAGCAGCCTGAGCAGTAGATACTGGCTTATTTGCATCCGAAGTATTGGAAGCATTACCCAAACCAACCTGGGATTTGGTAACTCCATGAGGATTAGATTTATTGGCAATATGGTTATTTACCTTAGTTTCCAATGCAGTTACATCTGAACCTGTATCGGAGATTTGATTATCAATATAGGTTTTTAGTTCTGTACGAAGAGCATTGATAGCATTAGTTCTATTGGTAATCTCATTTGCCAACCCCTGTACGGTATTATCCAAGTTAGTCTTATCTGCTGCAGTCATTACACCTGCAGTAGTCTTAGTTGCTGCAAGTATATCTCTAATTAAATCTGTAGCACCTTCATAAGTCTTACCATCTGCACTCTTAGTTTTATTATTAAGAGTAGCTCTTACCTTAGTTGAATTATGGGTAAGAGTGAATCCAGTAAGAATAATTCCTGGAAGAGAACTATTAAAGGTATCATGCTCATTATCTTTTGCAATACGGGCCTCTTGTTCAGCTTCAATAGCATCTGGTAAGGTTTGATTAAGCTTTATTACACTATCGGAATCCATCAGACCAGCTTCTTGAGTAGTGGCTGGGGTTAGAGGGATTACCATCCCATCGGGTTTATCAATGTAATGCCCTTGACCATCCGTAGCAGAATAGTTACATAAGATAATAATATTACGCTTATTTCTGGTAGCTATTGAAACCCTACTAATTAAATTTTTAGGCATGCTAGATACCACATCCTCAAGATGCTTACCTCTACTACCTTCGAAAGCAGTACCTGCAATTTCCCCAATGATAAGAGACGAAGTATTACTGTCTACGAATTTAGTACCTGACCAACGGAATTGGTATGGAGGTTCACCATCGGCAACATTTATATAAATCTTACCAAATTCTCCAACTACGGGAGTTTGGTGACCTGCATCCGTATACAATTGAATATTAGTAAGACCTCCAGTGGGGCTTACATCATAGGTAGCATATACTTCAAGTACATCATCTACATATGAAGGCAAATGGTTAGCAGGTACTAACCCATTCCCATCCAATGGAGCAAATCCCCCAGCCTTACCCTTAGTTGCTACAAAGGCATCATGCTTAGCTTCTAGAGTGTTAATGTTATTCTGCAGTTTATTATCAAGGGCAGTGTCTGCCGCAGTTCTATCAGCAATCTCTTTATCAATCCTTGCACCCAATGCAGTATCAGCAGAAGTACGAGCAGTTGCTTCATCGTTTACAGCTTTAGTAAACTTGGTATCTAAAGCAGTATCTGCAGCTTTTCTATCAGCTACTTCTTGAGCAAGAGCGGCTTCTGATTTACCGTCCAAAGCTTCGATAGCATCTTTACGGTCCTGAACCTCTTGAGCAATAGCATTGGGTAATGTCTCATCCAGATTAACTTTATCTTGGGCGGTCATTACACCAGCTTTCTCTGTAGTAGCTGCTGGGATATGAGTAGTCTTATAATCTTCAGGCTCATGAGTATAAATACCCTCTTCTTTTTTAGAAGAGAAATTATGAGTTAAAGTAACATGACTACTTTGTTGACCTACCTCAACTGGTTTATCACCAGATAAGATAATAATATTATCTGGTATAGAATCAAACAGCTTCTTATCTGCTGCAGTTTGTACACCAGCTTTCTCTGCCGTAGAGGCAGGCAATGTAATAGGATTCTGTTCTACTGTACCATCTTCAACTACGGTCTTAGTAGCAGCTATGCCAACAGTAGTTTCATTGGGAGTTACTGCACCAAGAGCAAAGTTAGCCGTAGAGATTCTATCTAACTCAACCTTATCCTTAGCAGTCATCGTACCAGCCTTAGTAGCCGATACCTGAGGCAAATCGAAAGTTTCGGTAGTATCAGCATTCAAACCGTTATCCTTAGTTACGGTTACTGTTACCTTATTAGCATCAGAAGCTGCAGAGAGGTCAGTTAAAGAATTTGGGTCTAACCCATCTAACTTAACCTTGTCTGCTGCAGACATAACTCCAGCAAGAGTTTGAGTTACCGGAAGTAAATTCTTGGTAGCTTCTACTTCTTCACCATATTGGTTATTTGCCTTATCCTTGGTTGAAGTCTTTACTTTGAAAGAAAGCTGAGTACCTGTTCGGGTTACAGTACTAACATCGGTAACCATGGTATCAGGCAAAGCATCAGAAGTACCTTCTTCAGCTACCAGTCTTTCTTCATGGTCATCGGTAATGTTAGTGAACTTATTATCTAAGGCAGTATCAGCATCGGTTCTGTCCTGAATTTCTTTATCGATACGTTTACCCAAAGCTGTATCGGCAGCAATACGGGCAGCTTCTTCTGCATCGATGTTATCCTGGAGAACTTTATCTGCGGCCTTTCTTTCCTCTCTCTCTGTATTTAAGTCAGAAGTATTCTGGTCAATCTTTGCTTCTAATCGAATATCCTCAGCCTTACGAGCAGCGATTTCATTATTCAGCAAATCGGTAATGGCAGTATAGTTACCATTAATGTTATCCTGAATACCCTGGATTAATTCCAGGTTACGTTGGATATTAGCAGTATTCTGAGTTACCAGAGCATTGGTAGCATTCAAGGAAGTTAACAGTTCAGTCCGTGTTTCACTTACAAAAGTTCTCAACTCATTTACCGTAGTAGTAAGTGTAGTACTTAAGTTAGTGAAAGACTGTTGTAGGGTATTATCCCCTTGTTCACGCAGATTCTTTTCGGCAGTAAGCTTATTCTCCAACTCGGTAAGCTTAGCAGTCATTGTAGTTGCAAAGTTGGGATCATCACCGAGAGCCTTAGCAATCTCTGCCAAAGTGTCAAGTACTTCAGGGGCTGAACCAATAATCTTTTGGATTGCAGCCTCTACTTGTTCTGCATTCTGAAAGTCAGAATCGTTTAATAACTGAGAAACCTTAGTGATATAGTTTGCATGTTCTTCGATGCCATCCAACTTGGCATACAGCAAGTCAGTGAAATCATTTGAAGAAAGTACCTTGCCATCTACCTTATCTACCTTCTTATCGTCCATTGCCTGGTCAGCAGCAATTCTGTCTGCCTTCTCTTGAGCCAAAGCATTATTGATAAGGGTATCTTGGTTAGCTCTTTCTGTAGCTTCCTTATCGATGTTATTCTGTAATTCAGTATCACCAGCTAAGCGGTCATTCTTTTCGGTAAGGATATTTTGGTTGATACCCGCCATATCATCCTTGTGATTCTGAAGGTTGGTATCAATCTTGGCCTCAAGAGAAGTCTCTTTGGCAATTGCTCGGTCTTTCTCTGCATTAATAGCAGTAGTGTTAGCATTTACCTTTGCTTTTAGTTCATTCATAGCATCGGTATTACCTGCCTCTAGAGAATCAATACGAACTCCCAAAGCATTATCACCAGCAATACGATTTTCCTTTTCTTGTTCAAGCTTAGTGTTAATATTAGCCACCTCGGATTCCAAAGCCTGCTTAGTATTATCCAACTTAGCAGTGAACTCAGTACTCAAGGCTTTATCAGCTGCAGTACGGTCTGCTACTTCTTTATCAAGGTTTACTTGGAGAACCTGGTCAGCAGCAGTCCTTTCTACTCTTTCAGTGTTAAGGTCGATATTAAGGGTATCGATACGAGAACTCAAGGCACTATCAGCATTAGTACGATCAACGATTTCCTCGTTAATCATATCCTTAACTTCCTTGTAGTTATCCCCTACAGTCTTAGTTAAATTTGTGATTGCCTCTGAATTTCTTTCGATATTATGTTGGTTAGTAGCGATTGCCGTAGTATTGGCATTTACCTGCTCGGTAAGCTCATTACGCAAGGTATTGATAGACTCTTGCATACTCAAAGCCAAGTCTGAGATACGCTGGTTAACATTAGCCAAACTTTGAGTATATGCTTCATCAGCAGTCTTTCTTTCGGCAATCTCTTTATCCAAGTTAGCCTGAATTGTGGCATCGGCATCTTTACGGTCTTGGATTTCCTTGTTAAGGTTATCTCTTACAACTCCAATAGCAGCATCACCAGTAGCAGACTTATTGTCTACATATTCTTTCAGTTTAGTTTCGAGAGCAGTGTCAGCATCCTTACGGGCTTGAACTTCAGCAGCTACCTCAGCACTGTTTGCCTCATCACCTGCAATACGGTCTTCGATTTCTTGGTTAACCTGTTCTGTGATTGCAGCCAACTTCTTGGTAATGGTAGCAGCAAAGTTGGGGTCATTTCCAAGGGCATCAGCAATTTCCTTAAGAGTATCAAGTACTTCTGGAGCAGAACCAATAATCTTTTGGATAGCCGCATTTACTTCCTCTTCAGTTTGGAAACCGGCATCATTGATAAGCTGGGAGAGATGGGTAATATAGTTTGCCTTCTCTTCAATTCCATCAAGCTTAGCTTTGAGGATATCAGTAAAGTCATTCTTGGTCAAAGAATAACCTTCACGTTTATCTACCTTCTTAGCATCAAGGTCTTTATCACCTTTTTCTCTAGCAGCAGCCTCGGCAGCAATAGCATTAAGCAATTGTTCTTTGTCTTCTACACCCTGCTCTTTTATATCCTCGATTTTGTGTTCGAGAACTAAATCCTGAGCAGCACGAGTAGTGGCCTCTGAATCTATATTGTTCTGTAATACCTGGTCTGCAGCAGTACGTGCTTGAGCTTCTTGATCAATTTTACCTTGAAGAGCATTGTCTGCATTAGTACGGTCTGTTACCTCTTTAGAGATTTCATTGTGAAGAACTTGGTCCTCAGAATGACGGTCTACCTTCTCTTGGTCAATTTTACCTTGAAGAGCTAAAGTATCAGCCTGACGATTAGTGATTTCCTCGTTAATCTTAGAATCCAGTACAGTATCTGCATTTGTACGATTTGCAGTTTCTTCGGCAATCTTTGCCTCGAGTGCGGCCTTATCATTGATATGTAGAGTCTTAAGTTCATTTACACTTTCCTTAATCTCATTATCGGCAGCAATACGTTCATCTTTTTCCTTTTGGATAAGGTCCTTAAGTTCTTTCTCAAGTTCACCATTACCTTGATTTAACTTATCTTCAAGGTCTTTGATATCTTCAGCATTCTTATCTACCTTCTTCTCAACTCTGTCGATTTCGGCTTTTAAGTCTGCCTTAACAGTATCAATCTTTTTATTGATTTGGTCTAACCCATATTCGAGGTTATCCTGAACTGCTGCTACTGCAGCACCCAGAGCAGCTTCGGCTTCCTTAGCACGATTAACCTCTTCGGTTAAAGCAGTACGAAGGTCGGTTAATTTATTAGTGATAGTAGTTGCAAAGTTGGGGTCATTACCCAATGCTTCTGCCAACTCTTTAAGAGTATCAAGGGCATCATCAGCACCATCAACCAAATCACTAATCATCTGTTTAACTTCTTCCTCAGTTTGATATTTCAAATCATTCTCAAGCTGAGAAACTTTGGTGATGTAATTTGCATGTTCTTCGATGCCCTCAAGTTTAGCCTTCAACTCATCGGTAAAATCATTTTTCGATAAGTCGTATCCTTCTTTCTTATCTACCTTATTCTTGATAGAAAGTACGAAGGCCCAGAACTCATTTATAGTTCCTCCAAAGCCAGCTTTAACAAAGTCATCATAGTAACCCTGTAATAACCGCTGGTCTATTTCTTCGCAGGTATAATACTTACTTATATACATATTTTATAAAATTTAAGGATTAATTACTGCACGTTGACGACCCAGTAAGAATTCCGAATCGATATCTCTGAATGGTTCTCCCTCTGAACCACAGAAGGCATTCATTGGTATATCTGGATTTTCGGGGTCTACATCTCCACCGTCTTCTATATCTCCCCGAATACAAGCATAATCGGGAAGCTTATTTACACGGAATTTCATTACCTGGCCTATACCAGGATGAGGTATTATTTTATCCCAGATATCACCGAAGTAATCTTGAAAGCAGGTGACAAATTTGTTTCCGGTCATTGATTGAAATGCCGTTACATCATTGCCATTACCTTTCATTTCAATATGAACTCCAGATGTACCATTAAGGATAACCAGATTACTATCAAACCAGATTCCACTGTTTGTAGTAATTGGTGTCCACCTCAGTACTAACATCTTTGCCATATACTTTATTTTTATTCTACAAATTCAACTTTGGTATCTCGGTCTCTCTTTAGGATAACCATGAAAACTAAAGCCTCATCCTTTGCCTGAGCAGTCTGAGTATCTCCAGAAGGCTTATACGTTATACCATTAATTACAAACCTATCTTGTTCCCAATTAAAATCCCAATAACCTTCCGGTGTAAGATAACCGATTTGTTCTATATAAGATTTAGAAATTAGTATTGATAAGTTTTCATCATCCAATTCTCCTGAGACGGTTGCCTTGTTGATAGGCCAGTTTCTGAAAGCATTGTAGTAACACAATGCTTCGATTTGGATGTTATAATATTTAGGTATACTGTCTTCGGCATGACTGAGAAGCTGATTAACATGTTTGGCCCAAGTTATGGTTTGTCTACCAGCATCCCAATCTAAGAAGTCAGTGATAATTTTCTTGTATCTATCCCAAGAGCGGTTCTTTACCATTCTCCAGGGTTCTTTTGTCATAACTTAGTTAAGATTGATTTCTTACCACCTTTTACTGGAGCACTTGGGTTGGGTCCATCTAATACTCCAGGTTGCCTTCTGTTAACTACTTTGGGAACTACGGTTCTGAATACTTCATCACAGAACGGTAAGTAGATTTCCAATCGTGAAGCTAACATACAAAGGTTCTTTCTTAATTCATCTATTAATCCACCCGGTTGCATTGCTTGAGAAAGTGTTTTCCATAGGGAACTTGTAGCATCTGCCAAGGTATCATAATATTGCACTTCAGTAGGCCCAGTAGTGATTTGTTTAATCCTATCACCTCGGGCAAGTTCAGGTTTAGAAGTACCATCACCCGTTTGTTCTTTGGTAGAGGTTAATTGACTTAAGTATTCGGAAGTACTCGTTAATAGATTAAGTATCTTCACATTGAGAAAGTCCCATGCTGCCAATTCCATTATTAATTGATTTTCTAGTGCTTCATACCATAATTCATCAGTATACTTATCTGCAGGAATTAAGTGATTTACTAGAGGACCAATATAATATTGCCATTTGGTGATGTAGATAGATTTATCTTCCCTGGTCATCCCATCAGATATTTCTGAAGGGATATAATGGTCGATTAAGTTATATATTGTATCGGCTAATGCCGTATGCCCATAATCACAAACTACCAGAGTCTTATCTACGGTGATATCTAAACCGCTAGAGTTAGTTACATGTAATGTTACGGTATAGAAACCGGGAGTTTCATAAGAATAGGAAACATGTCTTCCACCATTGAAAACCTCTCCCTTATCATCGCCAAAGTCCCAGTCAAAAATGGATTTGGCCGGGACTTTGGATATGACTCTGAATGAAACTTCCAGACCTGACGTAACGTACAAAAAGTCCAGATTGTTATTCATATTAGTCTGTCTTATGTAATTTTCATAGATTACCCTTTAGAAGAGGATTCGAATTCTTCCAGCAAAGCCTGAATAAGTGTTTCTACTGTATCATCTTTCTCGGCAACTATTTCATGAAGACCTGCTACCAGTTTCAGTTCTTCCAGGGAATAGCCCTTTGCAAGTTTTTCAAGAGTCATGCCTTTCTTAAACTGAGCATTCAGTCTCTTATCCAACTTTTCGATGTCGGCCTCTGAATACTTTTCGATTTCTGATTTATCAGCAATGATAATCAGATGGCCAGAGGCAATTGCCTTCTGAATCTTTGGTGCACGGAATTGACGACGAGAGAGTTCCTTGTCTTCTCCTCTACAAACGGTAATACCAGTTGATTGGTCATGAAAACTGTAAGCTCTTGGTCCCACAGTTACTGTATATTTATCTTTAGCCATATTTCCTAAGATTTAAAAATGATTAATGATTAAAGAGAGGATAGGTCTTTTTAGTTACCTACCCTCTCAGGGAATTTATATAGATGAAACCGGACGTCCCTTATTATTCTAGGTTAACCATCAAATATGGGTCTACGTTCATGAACTCGGGGAAGCCTAATTCTAAGAACTTCTTGTCGGCAGCCAGCAACAGAGTTGCATCCTGGTACATCTTAGAGAAGCCAGTAGTCAAGCTTGCATAGATTGCCTGAGTCTGGTTAGAAACGATTCTTTCAGATTCAAGCATCAACTGACGAGCAGTAAGCTTAATCAAGGCAGCAGATGTATCAATCAACAGCAACTGTTGGTCGGGTGTACCCGGGTGAATGTAGAAGTCAGCATTCTTGGGAACAGGAGACTTAACATTCAGGGTAGCTTCTGTAGTACCAGAGTGACGATCCTTGAATTCCGGCAAGTTCAGCATTTCGATTGCCTGGTCTTCACCACCAATCATAGTTTGGAAGTTACGTCCCATACGAGCAGCACGTACCCAAATATGCAGAAGGTCTTTGTAAGTGATACCGTTAGTTGTTTCGTATACACCGATTACCGGGGCAGACTCAGAGCCATCAGGGTTGTTACCATTGATAGCCACGTCCATAGCCAGAGTATCCAAAGCATAACCCAACTGAACACCAAAGTCACGAAGATAGATCCCCAAGACATCGAGTGAAACATAGTTACGAACTTCATCAGTAAGTTTGAAACCCTTTCCGATTTTGAAGAGGCTAACTGATTTTTGTCCGAAGCTAACATCACCCAATGGGATAGTTTCTGCTTCGTTAACCTTTGCAGGGGCAGCATCCGACATGTTAACCATCGGCATGATTGCTTGTAAACCATTGATTGGTTGGTCAGATGCAATGATATTTGGATAGAACGGTGCTTGACGCATACCCAGAGTGATAGCAGCACGGATAATCTCCGGAACAATCCAACGGATATTCTGCTGAGGCATTGTAAAGATGTTCTGCATCGTGTCCACTTTTGGATTGATGCCCATCTTTTCAAAAAGTTCATCTTCTGAAATACCCCATTTACCGGTAACCAATTCTCCAAAAGTTACCTCTACAGGCTTCTTGTCCTGTGAACCGGAACGAACAGCTTCCAAGCTTCTTACCATTTCCGGCAGCTCATTCATAAAATCCTGAGCCTTCAACTTTGTAATATCTATTTTATTTTCCATAATTTCTTTTCTCTTATTTGATGAGTACTTGAATTACCTCATTTGCCTCTTCTGCTGGATTAAGGGCAATGAACTGGGTTGAAGTTGCTTGGTTAGCTTTTACGAATCTATCGTTAAGCAATTCTCCATTAGGAGTTACATAGCCAGCTTCGATATTTTCGTTTGATACCCAGTTACAAATCATGTAACCTTCCATAGCTACTGTTACCTCTACCGGGAAATTTCTTTGAGGTTGATAAGCAGGGTTAACGTTATCCGTTACTGCTACACCCAAATAAACTTGAGTAGCTGTATTAGTGCAAGGGTAAATCAAACCTTCTTCATTCAAAGCCACTGGCATACCCTGTACGATTTTCTCTCCAGCTTTAACATTGAAAGCCTGGTGCAATTTGTGTGACTCACTTTTGTAAATCACCGCTCTCGGGGTTCTTTCCCCAAAGAGAGTAAGTTGCTGAGGGTCGTTTACGATTTTAGTTTTTTCCATAACGCGGATTATTTATATTAGTTATTTGATTTTGTTTCGATACAAGTTATCGATTACATTCTTAGTACTCGGAGATTCTGAATTCCGTTGGGTATCAGTACCCTGGGTTCCAGTTTTACCCTCGGTATCATCCTCAGCAATTGAGGAAGCACGGTTGACGTCCTTAGAACCACATTTTGAGCAAGTGAGAGGGAACTTCTCTTCCAAGCGAGCTTGGTAATCCTTGGTCAAGGAAATAAGAGTAGTAATACCAGTAGTCTCGGCATTGAGCATCGTAACGATTGTCTCATCTACCTTATCACCCATCAACTTCTTGTAGGTTTCTACGGCATTTTCACGTAGAGAAGCAATGTGATTCTTTCCTACGGTTGCCATTTCCTTCAAGTTAGCTACTTCGGCATTCAAGTTGGTAATCTGTTCCGTAAGAGAAGTTTTCTCTGTAGTAAGATTATCTACCGAAGTTTGCAATTCGTTTCTGGATGATACCAAAGTCTGAATGCAGGCAATTACATTTTCCTGATTCATCTCTTTACCTTCTTCCAGGGTAAGCATGTTATCCCCAAAAAGGCTTTCAAGAAATTTTTGTAATTCGTTCATGTTATCTTTATTTGAATGATTATCATTGGCATCATTATCATTAAAAGAACCCTGAGTATCGTTCTTTTCTTGATATGATGTTAAATCTGATTTATAATCAGTAAAGAAGTATTGCTTCGATTTATCATCTCGGTATTCTTCATAAGATGCCCAAGTTCTTTTGGCAAAGGTTGGGTTAATGATTTTACCATCCGAACCAATTTTCTGGGCAAATGAATCAGCACCATGTGAAACTAGTGAGGTCTCAAGGTAACGAACAATTTCAGTAACAATTCTACGTACCATAACTCCCTTAGAGTCATAAGTACCCAGTTTCTGATAAAATTCGTTATCTTCCATTTGGGGATGGGATTTATCCCACTTAAATTGTACAGTAACTGAATTACTATGAATTGAAGGAGGTTCCATAAGGATGCCTCTAGCAATTCTTGGGTTTGCCTTACCATCGATTTTCAGAATACCGTTGATACCAGCGGGTATAGTAAAGCTACCGTCTTTATAGGATTCCTGCCACATTACTTGTGATACAGCACCAATAGCATTACCGATGTTGGTTTCATGGTCACAGTTTACTGTTTGACCAAGCAACATCTTCATAGAAGCCTTTAGTACTCCATTTTGACCGAAGTCTGTAGGATTCCAATTTTTCGATACGATTGTTTCCGAAAGTAATCGGAACATAGGTTCGATAAACTCTTCATCCTTTGGAGTTAATTCCGATTTATCCAGGTTAGGGTAATAGGTATTATAATCTATATCCCCTCCCCAAAATCCAAATTGAGCAATGGTGTCCGGTGTAGGATTCTTCCATTTGTAATAATTCTCGGAGAAAGTCTGGGCTCCCACTGCTTCTGGGATATCCCCAGCCATAATGGTATGGCCTTGACCTATCACCATAGAATCAAGATGCTCTTTGTTTTTCTTTGTAAATTTACTCATCTTGCTTTAGTATTTTGGTCTCCTCGAGAAGGAGCCGGGTTATTCTTATCTCTTGACCTACGAGCAGATTGGTTTTTATCATCTTGCCTTTGTTTCTTCTTAGTTCCTTCTTGGGGGTCTATATTACCTCCCTTAGCAAATTGGTCCTCAAGTGAAACTCTTGGTTCTTTCTCATCAGGAGAATCATAACCCATTGCCCAAGCATATTGCTCTTGACTAATGATACCAGCCTTATACAATAAGTCAAGGTTCTGTATCTTATACTGAAGACCTTGTTGGATTTTAACTTCATCAGAAACTGTAGAAGTTCCCCAATCAATCTTCATCCCCTTATTATTAAAGCCTGCCAGACGCAGTTCTAGAGAATAAAGTCGGTCTAATACATAAGCTACAAGCATTTGGATATTTTTTAACTGGCTAATCATCTTAGACAGCATTATACCAGTTGCACCTTCACCAGTAGTAGATGATACCCCAATGATAGAGCCATTAACTCCCAACCCATTTGCTACAGATTGTTGGTTCATATTCCAAGGCTTCTCGATATTACCGAGCTCCTTAGTAGTAGAATTTAGTTTGAATTCATGGTCATCTATGTAACCAGCAACTACCCCATCCTTCATACCCTCTTTAACATTACGTTTAAGGATATTGAGTTCATGGTATAATCTGGATTCATAAGATTTGATACTCTCATTTGGCCTTTGTGGAGATTTCTGCATCTTAGCTTCTAAGAAACCAACCATACCACAAATCTCCATGATATGTTTGAAGTTAATCTTCATATCATTTTGTCCTTTGAGAGAATCCAATGCAGGCATAAATGGAGGAACTCCATAAGGTTCATCGGTATCATTGAACATACCAACATAGAAGTAGGTTTCTGGGTTAAGCTTAATGTAATCTTGTTGCTTAACAAAGAAATTTATATTCTTTTGGTAAGGAGCATACACCCCATTTAATTCACGTTTAAACTTGATATATTCTGGTTTAAGGAATAATACCGTAGCCAAACCATCTAGTTTATCATTGGGAACTCCCTCTACGGATATTGCCCCACTTACAAGAAGTTGAACAATCATTTTATTAACTAAACCATCTATACCGGCAGTATATCTGGTCCATCCTTTGGTTGCTTTTTTAAGATGGTCTCTCATCTTAGAAGCCTCTTCATCTGTATTGTTTGGAAAGGTTACTGTATGACTGGTGTTAGCTAACTTAAACATATCTTGCAATGCAATGCCCATATCGGGATTTACCTTATATAAATCCCGAATTAAAGGTATCACATCAACACGAAAAGAGGGTTCAACTAATTTAGTCAACCCTTGTAATGATGTAATTAAGTTATCGCTATCATCGTCAACTGAAACCCTACCAGGCGAAATCGATGTGGCAGGCTTCTCCTCTTTATTAGAGGATGTACCATTCTTGGGAGGGTCCTTCTTACGTCCCCAACCCCAACTAAAATTGAAGTACTTTTTCATCTTGGTTGTACGATTACGTTAGTTTTTCCTTTCCTTATGTGATTACATATTGCTTTTCCAAAGATATCATCATCGGCATATACGTCTCCTTCAAGGTCTACATCTACAGCTGAATTGTTAGCCCTATGTTTACCCATTGCAACAGGTCTACCTAAACCATCATAAATGAAGGTATAAGCTTCTTGTACAAAGAATGGGTCCTTAATGATTAAGTGATCTAATCGAATATCTTCTTCCAAGTTTTCTATTATCACTGAACGATTCTTTTGGGTGGTTAACCAACCAGGGGATTTATCCATTTCAGGTCTACTTTTACCTTTTTTCTTTAGCATCTTCTGGTAGTAGTAAAGGTTAGGGTAGCCTTCGTCTTGAAGCTTAGAAGTTACTGATAAACCAACGTCATTGGATTCTGGAGCTATTATTGCCCAGTTAAACAACTTCCCAGTATCACCAAGTAACTTAGCATAAGCTCCCACTGCCATTCTTCCCTTATATACTACTTGTTCTTCTCCTAGCTTATCCATACAAGTAAATGAAGAGTAGTCAGAAGCTCTACCAGTTGAAACGTCTGCACCAATGAAATATTCTTTATCTGATTCGGGTTCACAGAATTGTCGGTATTGACCATTAAACCTTTTCTTAATAACCGGGTAATCACTAAGGCAGTCTTCAATAGCCTTAATATCAGCTAAGTCGAAGACTGTATTACCAGATGATAAGAAGTCACCATCTATTTCTTGTGCAGTTCGTTTTGCTCCCAAAGCAGAAGACATTTGGTTATACCAATTGATATCTCGTTCTGGGTGCATTTGCCAGTATAATCGAATTGGGTTAAAAGGATTACCTCCTGCAATGGCATCTACCCAAGTTGAGTGATAGAAATTACCAACTCCATAGGGAGTGGAATTGACGATGGCAGCTCCACCAGTGGAAAGAGTAGGAAATGCAGCAGCCCAAATTTGAGCAGCCCATCTTACTACTGCTGCCTCGTCAATTACCAGAAGAGAAAGGGATTCCGAACGACCGGCTTCGGATGATGTCGGAATTGATTCAATAAATGACCCATTATCAAATTCTATCATGGAAGCAGAACCGTATTCTCCAGCTCTACCATTGATTATGGGAGTTTGAAGATACCATGGAAGATTTTTGTACATAAACTTAATCTTCTTAAGCACCTTCTTAGCGGTGGTGTCTTTGATAGAGATGATGTTTATCTTTTTGTTGGGATGGTACATCGCCAACCAAAGACAGTACATAGAAATAAGTTCTGTAATCCCTGCCTGACGAAACTTAAGGATGATATTGAATCGTTGGGCAATGAAGTTGTAGAGAACCGATTTTTGAAAGGGGTATAAATCGAATCTTACCTTTCCTCTTACTGGATGTATCACATAGCAAAAAAGGCTAAAAAAGAAAACATCACTAGAAACTCGGGATAGGTTTGATAGCTCTTCCCGAGTTAATGTAGTTCTAGTTTCTGAGATAGTCTTTGCCATTACTTAAAAGTTATACGTTATTTGAAATTCGATGTCAGTACCTATACCAGATTTTATCTTCGGATAGTAAAAGGTATTGACTCCGAATTTGTAATTAAATCTCTTAGTCTTGATTGAAAGACCAGCTCCCATATCGAAGAGATTATTGAAAGGTCTGTATTTGCCATAGACGTATGGACTAAGTGATAACCTTGCAACTTTCTTTCGAGTTAATTGACCTTCATACCAGTTGTAGTTGTACTTATCTAAGTCGATTGGGAATAGTCTAGTTGAATAAGTGTTAGTCTCCTTATTGAACAGACTTAAGTTCAACTTATCTTTCTTCAAAACAATTTGAACCAGGGAATCTTGGTTACTGATAACTGGCTGCCTTAGCATGGAATCAGGAAAGAGAGTTGGCTGCTTATTATCATGAACTAAGATTTTACCTGGTTCAATTTTTTCTGAGTACTTCTTCTCTGGTTTGAATGGTTTCTTTGTGTAAACTGTATCTGGGATTTCATTGACCGCTTGTTCCAGGGAATTAACCTCTCGAGAAAGTTTGTAATTCCTGAAGCAAAGGTAAATAGTAAATCCTAGAAGTACAATAAACAAGGCATTCTTAAATGTCTTCATATTTGATGAATTTCTTAATTTTACTCTTCAACCAATAACGTTCTACTAGACTTAAGTTTGACTTAATGATGTGGAACTTGAATTGGAAAGTACTTTTGGTTTCAATAATCTCAAAACGTATCGAAGGTAAATTCCGATAAATAATCCGAAAGAACTTAATGATGTTGTTAATGTTCAATTTGGATTTTGGGTACTTTGCATTAATCATTCTCATAATTCGGTGTATTAAGTTTTCAAATCGAAATAGTCGCACGCTTTAATGATACTATCTATTCGGTAATCGCTTAGCGATTACCTTTATCGAACGAAGTGAGATAATATCCAAATATACTACTTACGATATGATATATGAATAGCTATATATACGCAGATAAATATATAGATATATATACGTAGTATATTATATATCTATATATTTCAAGGCACCCCAGAAACTTATATATAAGACTTTATATATAAAGCTGAAACTTACGGTTCTTGGGTATTTGCCTTTTTGAGGCATTTTTTGAACCAAATCCCTACCTCATAAACCGAGCCCTTGGCAATTGTGTACCTTGCCTTGTTAAGCCAGTAATGGTAATCCTTAAAATCACCCTCGAAGGTATCACCATTTTTGTGAAGGTAAATTTCGAATTTATCGGGGAATCCCATAATTGCCTTGAAGTCTTCGATTCCCAGGGGATATCCATCAGGTCTAAATTGCCTATCTGCAGGTCTGAGGGTTAATGGGGGTTTATCATACTCTAATCGATATACTCCTGGAAGAGTACTCATCTTTGCAGTTTTGATAGGCCACTTCTTTTCGTCCTTGAAATCTCTAACCCAGAGTCTATGTATCTTTGCTACAGTAAGATTCTTCTTCTCAGGAAGCTTTCGATAATCATACATTGCCAGAGTTTTACTCATGAATGGAATCTGGTTAGTATTATTTTCCTGAGAGAATGTGAGTGGTTTAAGTAGGTTTCTAGTAGTTGTTGGAGTTTTTACTTGAAATACTTCATCAAAAGCATTCAAGTATTTCTTACCAGTCTTTTTATGTACTCCAATGATGAGTAATCGCTTCCTTGATTCCTGAGAGTTTCCGTAGTCTAAAACTGACCTTTCGTGAAAAATTAATTTATAGTCTTTGAATGTTTCCTCAAAGAAATCCTTGGGAAGTAGTGTTAGCAGTCTTGGTAGATTTTCTATAAGAAATATCTTGGGTTTATACTCGAGTATTGATGCAATTACTAGATTAAGACTACGGTTATCTTTTGGATTGCCTAATTCTTTTACTTTAGATAACCTCATTACTGAGGCTGCTCCGCAATCAGGGCTTGATATAATTATGTCTACTTTCTCATCGAATTCTTGTAAACAAAAGCCCTTGTAAAACGGTATATCACCAAAATTTAACTTCCATTGTTCTTCGCCCGGAGTGTGGAATACTCCCCTTATCTCTATGTTCCCTAACAAATTTTTCTTAAAAGGGAACAGGAGTGCACCCTGTCCAGCGCACACTCCCAATACCCTTAGTTTTTTCATTTCTTGTAGCTTCTCAATTTAATGTACTTAATCCAAGCAAAGGGCTTACGGTCTTCCAAATAACTCAGATTTTTATCATTATTGTGAGCTTCTTCTTCAAAACTTACATCATGATACCTTTCATTCTGTTTATTCCACTTGGCAAAGCACAATATGATGAAATATTCGATGATATACCAAAGGTAGAAGAGACCAAAACAGAGAACTACTACCCACCAGAAGGATATATCGAATAATACCCAGAGTATGATACCAAGTATCAAACCGACTATACTACACTCAATCTGTTGTACCTGATGGATTCTCTCATGGTTGATATCATCCGGTTTACACTCCTCTACTCTATGCTTGAAAAAAGAGTTGTACAACATAGTTATTGCCTTGTAACTGGGGAAAAGAAATACCTTTGCTACCCAGCTGTTAAAATGACATCTTTTCATAATTTATCTTTGAAATTTTCGTAAGCATTTCTTAACTTTTGGTCATAGGCATTCTGGGCATACCCAGGACCATTGTATTTTCTGGCAAAGCCAGCCCAGTCTTTTGCTTTGAGTTCTTTCAAACAACCAGAGTTATTCATGAAATAATACATGAGTTCCAATTGTTTCTCATGAGATTCAGACATCTTGTGAACAAATTCGAAGACATCTTTACATTCACAGAGGTTGTGATTGAACCCACAAATCTGGAACATACCCCAACTTGCAGACTTCAATGCACATTCTTCGTCAATTTCTTTGGCTAATTCGAGTCTTTTGTACTCGTGTACACCTCCCAAGTACTTCGATTTATCCCATTTAGGGAAGAAAATCGTAGAATATCTCTTACAAAGGTAAGCTAAATCTCTGTCTGGGAATTTCTTATGTACTTCTTTGTACATAATGTGACCTTCAAAGAGAATTTGAGGCCTACCATCAGCTAAAAACCCGTCTCTACCGGCAGCTTCCACCAATTGGACAGCTTTCAATAGGGCAGGTTCTAAACCTAAGCGAATAGCAAGGTCTTTAATCATTTCATTTGTTAGTTTATCCATAACTTATCAGTTTTAATGGTTCAATTTTAGTAACAAAAGTATTGCTTATAACCCATTTTCAATATGTTTCGAGGTTCTATTATCATATATAACTTATAAAATAATGCAATATGGGCAAGAAAAATGAATGCCAGATATGTGGCAAACCAATTAATTTAGAGGAATTCGATGAAACTAGAGAGATTCCCCAACTTATGGCAAGAAAACAAATTTGTTTTCAATGTGCTTTTTGGTCTAATCGATTAGCTTATGATAAAGAGCTTGAGAAAGAGGGTAAAATTGCGGTAATTACTCCCGATTATTCTCACTGGGTAACTAGAATACCGGGAAGTATTTTAATGGTGCCCTCGGCTTTTGGGGGAATTTACCAAACTAAACTCCAACCAGTAAACACTCTGGGAGTTATTGATGAAGATCGAGAGAAGCTTTTCATTATCCGTTATAATAACATCGCTCACCAAGGCACTATACCGGAGCATCTAAGAGATGCTTTTAAAGTAAATGGGGTATTTCTATCTCCACAGGAATACAAAATGCTAGAGGATTACCGGGGCAATGCCTATGAATTTATAAAAAATAAAATAGATAATGCAATAAATAAGAAATAATTTCGTATATTTGCATAAAGAAAAATTCTTAATAAATAAAGATATGAAAAAAGAAAAGAAAGAAATCAAAAAGCTCAAAGAAGGTGATGAGGTTCTCTTCGTATTATCAGGAAGACCCATCACAGAGAAAGTAACAGTAGAATCCATCGATAAGAAAGGTGGATTTGCAATGCTCAGTAACCGAGTAAAAGTTGCAAGAACTCTCGGTCCTGATAATACATATCCAAGGTTGGATGGGCAAAAAGGAGATGTTCTTCCTCTCACAGAAGAACATGAGAAAGCCTACCTTGCATATAAGGCTTATTTCTCGATTAAGAGAAACATAGAGTTCCTTGACAAGGAAATGAGAAGTATGAAAGATACAGATGCTTTCGATATGATGATTGAATTTGATAAGAAGCTTACCAAGATTATTAACAAATACTTCAAAGAACAATGATGACTACGGTATTAGTGATAATTTACTTGGTATGTTTGCCATTCACGGTATTTTTTGTAAGGGCTTGCTTGGATTATTTACCCTATACTCATAAAATACACTCTCGTATTCTATTCATATCGGTATGGTTGGTATTACCTCTATTCCCGATTTACTTATTAATCAAATACCTAAAATACAAATTACTATGAGATACTTTTTTGACAGAGATGGTAATTATGCTGGGTCATCAATGCAAGGGTGGGAGATTCTTCTCCTACTCTTGTTCCCAGTTGCTCTAATAATCTTCCTCGTATTCTTACCTTTCTATGTATTTCATAAATACAGTTCTAGAGAAGAGGATAAAAAATACGAGGAAGAACATCCAGAAATACTAAAAGTAGATTCTTATATTACCTGCTGGTATCCCTGGCATAGATATTCTGTTGCATATACACTGGCTCTTATATTCTGGGTAATTGCTTTTATAATTGGGATATTATCTTAATACAGGTATTAAGTTGGAACTACCCAATAAAAATCCAAATCTAATGGATATTTTTTAGTGGGGTTAAACCTACTGGAGAGTATAGGAGTACTATTGCTAACAGGGGGAGTTGAAACTTTTGTAAGAGTATAGGAACCCAATCCAGTTGTTTTTGTTGTAAAGTATGAATTACTTGGTAAATTGTAGCTAGGAATAAAAGCATTACCATTCTTATCAAGGCAGGACCAAGACAACATTTCGAAATTTCCCGGGTACAGATTAGCAATATAGACATTAATAGCATATCTATTTTGATTTACTATCCAATTCTTATATCTGTTACCATCAGCCATAGATCCATCTTCGCCACGGATATTGGTAGTAACCTTAAAAAAAACACTTGTGTCTACTCCATTGATGGTTATAGGATTAAAATGTATTTCCCAATATTCTTTTTCTTCGGGAGTAGTAAGGTGTAGATTTATTTTATTACCAGATTCATTTTGTGTAAGTATACAAAGCCCAGAAGTACCGTCATCTCGTGCAGTAATCTGAATAACATTGTTACTTTTGTCTTCCTCCAGAATATAGTCCGGGGTATTGATGCTAGCAGAATAACCAACTTCAATAACCCCGGACAATTTGCCATTTACATACTTACGCTTTTGAGATTGTATTGTCCATCTCTCAGAGTTTCCCTGTCTTATTTCTGCATATACATCTTGGGTAGATCCCCCCCTAATTTAAGAACTTTATTTTCCATAATGTTTTTAGATTGATAATGTTTTTAGATTGATACTGTTTCTCCTGCACTTGGTACTGTAAATGACCCCTCTAATATCCAGGTAGCACCTGATTTAGTATATACAGTTACTTTATCTCCAGTAGTACATTCTATTCGAGAACCAGGTTCTGAGTCATTGGCATAGAATGGAATCTTCATAGTAGTACTAGTTGCTGAGAAACTCTGTATATACATCTGATCTGAAGATGATGTATTCCGTGGCCTAGCTCCCTTGCCAAAGAGATAGTAGCCTGTACCTGTGGGCAATCCAGAGAGAGTGAATGTTGAAGCCCCTTGTGGCTTCTGAGTTACTGGTATACTAAGGTTAGCATCCCCACAGGTTAAGAAGATATACCCTGAACGGTTAGCTCCAGTATTATTATTCGATAAAGCAGTCAGTGATAACCTGTAATGGTTCTCAAGAATACCCACTTTGGAAACGGATACTGAGCACCAATCGGGAGCACTACCCACATGGGGAGTTTCTGGCTTTTTAGACCCATCACTACCATTTAAATAGGCCATCACAATGATTTGAGCAGTATTATCTTTACTACCACCTAAAGGCAATGTGTTTGAAACCATTTCTATGTATCCAGTATAGGTTACACCAGACTCTTGAGTTACTGTGAGATTGATTCTGTTATTAGGCCCATTTTGGACAAATGTCAGAGTAGTAGACCTTGAGGACCCAGTATTTTCTGAATAGTTAATTTTTACATCTAAGTAACCATCTCCAACGGTAACTCCTCCCCAAGTAGCCCAACTTACGGAGGCTGAGCCCAAAGTACAAGAGGGTGTAGAGGTTGAAACTACTTTGCCATTTACTAGTTTTCTTTTAAGGGAATTGATACGGTAGGTTTTAGTACCACCTTTTGAAGATACAGTATCTGTACCTGTATCTGTAATTGCACGTGCTAGTTTGAATAATGTTTCTTCCATATCTTTATAAGTTTTTGGTTTATAGAAAGAACTTTGATATTGTAATCTACCAGAGGGATAAGGTGGATGAGAGCCAGGGATGTTTTATTCTCGGGTTTCTTTGTGTGAGCATGTGTGGTTGTGGGATATCTGGGCATGCCCTTAATACGAGGAGTGATTTTTGTGTGGTACTGAAAATGTGTATTTGCCTTCAAGGTACCCCTTAATGTGAGGGCTTCGAAAGTTGTGGTACTAAATGGGGAGTACGGTTCCCTTAAATTTAACATTTGAAAATAAAAAGTAAGGGACAAAGTTTTATTTGTCCCTTTGCGCTTTCTAATTATCTACTAAATGATTATTTAAATTTTCTTTAAATTGTTCATTTAAACAATAACATAAGTATAGTAAAAAAGTTTTAAAAGAAAATTTTTTATAAATTGTATATTCAACTTCATTTAAATAGCTCATGCTTATTTGTTCAATCAATAGAAATTGCTCTACATTAATTAATTGAAAAGTTTGTACGTCAATAATAGTAGAGATTATTCTATGATTTGATTTTAAAAGAATATAAACTACATATAAAGCACTAACAAAAACAGCTAATAAGATAACAAACAAAATTAATAACATAATAATTTTATTTTTATGATAAGGAGTAAAATTTTACTCCTTATCTGATTTTGTTTTACTTCATTGATTTTTTCACGATTTCAAGCCCTTTTATTAATATCTCTTTCTTTTCTTCTTTAGTGTTTTCGCTTGCAATTGAAGAAAAAGAAAAATCATTTAAAACATAGACTTGTTTATAAAAGTCTATAAAACCCTCAATTAGTTTTTTATCTGCATTTGTTGCAATCGTTGAAAGAAAATTGAAAGTTACGTTTCTGAACTTTTTGCGTAACGATTTGATTTGCTTTTCGTTTGCTCCCTCAAAAAGTTCTTTTTTGTAAATTTCTGTTTTTGTCCCTAAAGACGTTTTGAAAAGTCCCGCGTTTTTTTCTTTTACGCTTTTCAATACGTCTAAAGCAATTAAACTATTTGCTTTTGCGTTTGCACTTGCTTTTTCTACATTCACGTTATTAATTTGATTTTTCATAATTAAATTGCTTGAAAGTTTTATTATTAATTATTTTTATTACCTTTTCAAATAGACCCTCAAGACTTTTTAAACTATTCTAATAAGGTAGTATTTGTTTCATTTCTGTATTGCAAATATAAGAACTATTTTTTAATCTACAAAATTTTTAGAAAATTATTTTCTTAAAAAGTTTTAATTAAAAATTCATTCAAATATCGCTTTGTTTTTCTCACATTGCAAAGATACGAACTTTATTTTAATCTACAAATAATTTCAAGAAAAATTTTTGAGAAAATGAATATTTTTATTTTCAAAATTATTTTCGTGAAAAATTCATAAAATGAAAAATATTGTGCACCCTAAAAAGGACTTAATATTTGCACTTAATTTTGGAGGTTCACAAGGGAAATCTTCGCACGCCTTGTAGTGGGCATATATGATATGTATATGGATAATCCTATATAGCTTATGCCTGTCCTCTTGAGAGTGTATTATATACCCGTATATTGAAGGCCATTAATCGACTAAGGTGATAAAGAATTAAGGCCCATTAGCTATATCCCTATTATTGCCCTCTATAAACCTATTAGGTCCTAATTCTATAAGGCCATATAGGGACTATGGTAAGCCTATAGATTAGGATAGCCTATAATGGCGTTAGCGTAAGTAAAAACCCAGAACCTAAGTTAGGCCTGGGGTTAATTGGTTAGTATTCGCAATATTCTCGTTCAAGGTATATATGGAGATCCTTGAAAAGTTTTATACCTGGTATAGGACCATCATTTCTGTCCCAAATCTCGAATTCGATAAATTGGGTCTCATAGCCTTCTATATCTGAAATAGAAAGGAGATAGTTCTGGCTTGGGTCAAATTCTTCAAGGAAAACTTCGATAGTAGCCTTAATCCTAATAGGGTGAGTATTAGTAAGGCCTTGTACGATTTGTGTTAATCGGTTTGATAATTCTTCTGTGTTCATAGGTAATGGGTTTTTAATTATGCAATAACCCTAATTGCCTTCGTAGGTTATTGAGGGCCTTGAATTATATTTGCCTTAGTCCTTGAGGCCATGAATGGAGATTGCCATTTACCTTCCCTACCTATATTATATAATACCTAATGGTTCTTGGTAATCAAGGTACCCCTAAATCACAAAATTGTCCTAGAGCTTTACAAATAATGCTAATATAAATACTTAGCCAATTACTAATAAAGCTCTAGGACCATATTACCTATTTCCTTATAATTACCTTATCAATATTAATTATAACCTGGTCACTGGGTTTATCCTTACCTTTCTTTAATAAATAACCTATATTATATTCTTTAACCAATTCATCCCAAGTTTTATAATTTGCCTTCTCTTGTATGGCCTTAGGATTATATTTCCTACGTTTCTTATTAACTTTCCTAATGGGTATATAGGTAGGTTTAGGGGTACCCCTTTTATCTTCCCAAGTATATAGGTTAGGGAATAGTTCGGCAAAGTATTTCTGAACAGTGATACCTTTACGTTTGCCTTTAGCATCAATCAGTTTCATATGACGTTTTACCTTAATGAAGTTGTTTTGTTCTTAATCCTACCATCTGAATAGAATCGGTAGGATGGAAAATCCTTGTGGGTTCTGTGTTTCCTATTTACCTTGAATTTTTAATTGATATGTATTATATAATAGTGCTTGGTAAGGTAATTCGGATAAGGTAATTTAGGGGCCATTAATGGTCGGATTTATTTGCCTTTTTAGGCCTTTTTGAGTTTGCCTTTAATGTGTGTAGTAGAGCTATATGGTATAGTGAGTTGAGTGGTTGTATAGTAGAGTGGGTTATCACTTGCCTTGTTTGCCTAAATCCCCAAAACCCCCGGTGAGGTACCTTGATATGTATTATGGTATATTGTAGTATAATAAGGGGTATAT